AATTATTAGGGGTATTATTGATAATATGGCCCAGAGTAATAATGGTCAGATTGGTATTAGGAAGGGTGCCCTAGATCTAGTTAATAGAAAGAAATGGATGCAAGGTAAGAACTTCGAGTTTAACGGTACTAGGGATGATTTCTGGCAGGGTGGTTACAATCCGATTCCTAGTAGTGCTTTCGATATGATCGGGTTAATGAACAATGAGATTGAATCGTTGACTGGGGTTAAGAGTTTTAGTGGTGGTATTAATAGCGCTAGCCTTGGCGCCACTGCCACAGGAGCTAGAGGTGCTATGGATGCTACTTCAGTTAGACGGATGAACATAGTTAGGAATATTGCAGAGAATCTAGTTAAGCCGTTACTTAGGAAGTGGATGGCATATAATTCGGAGTTTCTAGAGGAAGAAGAAGTTATTAGGGTTACTAATAGTGAATTTGTTCCGGTTAGAAGGGATGATTTGAATGGTGCTATAGATATAGATCTTAGTATCGCTACAGCAGAAGATAATGCAGCGAAGAGTCAAGAGTTGAGTTTTTTACTGCAGACAATGGGTCAGAGTTTACCGTTCGATGTAACTAAGCATATTATGGCAGATATCATGGAATTGATGCGGATGCCGGATAAAGCGGAGAGATTACGTACGTTTGAACAGCCTCAGGATCCGATGGCAGAGAAAGCCAAAGAGCTAGAGTTGATGAGACTTCAGATGGAAATCGAGAAGATGAAAGCGGATATTGCAGATAAGTATGCAAGATCTAGAGAGAATGAAATTGATGCTAAATTGAAAGAGCAGAAAGTTCAAGTAGAAGCGAATAAGGCTAGGTTACTAGGTAGTCAAGCGGATAAACTAGATTTGGATTGGTTAGCTAAAGAGAGTGGTGCTGATCTAGATCGAGAGATGACGTTAGAAGAACTAAGAGCTCAAGCTAGGAAGGACGAGAAGTTATCGTTGGAAGAGTTACGTCATAGATCTAAGATGGATCAGAAGACGTTAGATATGATGAAAGCAGACAAAGATAGAGAATCAAAAATGAAGGTAGGAGTATAAGATGGAAGAACAAGGTTTAGCACAACAAGCAGCGGCTCAAGGTGCAGGTGGTATGGGTCAACAACCAGTTACAGTAGAAGAGTTAGTAGAATTACTACTTCAGGGGATTACTCCAGAAGAGCTAGTTAATGCAGGTGTACCACAACAGTTGGTAGAACAGGCAATGGCTATGGCACAGCAAATGGCAGCACAGCAAGGACCTACCCAAGCTCAGGCAGAAGGTTTAGCAGCTCAAGGGATGATGTAATAGATGGGAGGTTTAGCAGCTACTAGAGTTAATAGTGATACTACTATAGATTTATCTAAGTTTATAGAGAACTACGGAACTCTAGGAGCTATGTCTTCTACTAATAATGGATCTATGGGGTCAGAACAATTAGGTAATTTAGGTTCTTCAGCGATGGGGAATAAGCTACCTAGTAAGATTAAACCTAAAGCATACCAAGAAGGTAAATAGATGGAACAAGGTCTAGCTATGACTTACGTGCCTCAGAATAATACTACGAGTAGTTATTATGCTGGGACGGTAGATAAGCCGAAGAAGAAAGAAGTAAAGAAAAAGAAGAAAAGTAGTAAATAGGACTTGACATAGATACTAATAGTAGTATAATGCAGGTGTTACGTATATACGTAATTATTATTAACAATTTGATTAAGATAGATCAATAACGGAAAGGAACTCATAATGAGCTTGACGACTGATGCAGCGATGGAAGTAGAAATTCAATATATGGTAGAGTTAAATAATAGTTTGACTCGTTTAAAAGATAATCAGGATTTTAAAAGATTAATTCTAGAAGGTTATTTTAAAGATTTTGCAGTAAATCAGACTAGTATGTTAGCTACTGATTATGTGCGTAAGACTGGTACTAGACCAGAAGTAATGGAACGATTGGTTGCTATTAGTAATTTGCAAGATTGGTTTATTACTATTGAACAGTTAGGTACAATTCCTCAAGACGAAGATGAAGAATAAGAGGAGTTAGTATGAGTAACTATTCAGATGATGATTTATATAACATGTCGGATGAGCAGTTAGAAGCTGCTTTCCGGGATGCAAAAGCGAATTTTAGTGCTGGTGATGAGATCAGTACAGAAGAAGTGGGAGTAGATACTGAAGAAGTATCTACCGAAAGTTTTGATGATCCGGATAACCTGAACGACTCTTCAGAATCCGATCAGACTAGTGGAGAGACAGAGTTAGTTAGTACTGACGAAGTAGATTCAGAGACGGAAGCTAGTACTCCTGACGAGGAGGTAGTAGAAGAGGAAGAACAACCTACAGAAGAAATAAAGGCTGAGGAAGTTAAACCACAACCAGTACACTCGTACAAGGCCAATGGTGTCGAGTATAAGTTTACGCAAGAAGAGATTATGAATCAGTTTCCGAAGATCTTTGGTCAAGCCATGGATTATACGAAGAAGATGCAACAAATTAAGCCTTGGCGTAAAACTATTGATGCTATCGAGCAGGCACAGATTAGTCACGAAGACCTTAGCCTTGCGATTGATGTACTGAAGGGGGACAAAGATGCTATTGCGGCAGTACTAAAGAGAACAGGTGTAGACACCCTCGATTTAGATGTTGATGGTAGTAAGTATGTACCTAAAAGTTATGGTCGAGACGAAAGTACTTTGAATCTCAAAGACGTAGTTGATGAGATTAGCCAAGACCAAGAATATGCTACAACTAGTACTATTTTAAGTAAGCAGTGGGATGATGCTTCATGGAAAGAGATGAGCAGCAAACCAGACATGATTAAGGCTTTACATTTAGATGTTAAGAATGGAGTTTATAATAGTGTAGCTCCGATTGCAGCGAAGATGAAAGTTTTTGATGGTGGAAGAAAGTCAGACTTAGAGTATTATTTGGAAGCAGGAAAAGAGTACTATAGAGAGTTAGCTATGCAAGAAGCAACTGCTACTAGGTTACCAGCTCAGGAGAGTAAGGTAGTAGAGCAGAAGGCTCAGAAAGTTGCTCAAGTTAAACAGAGTGAAGAAAAACGCAAAGTGACAGAGCAAGCTTCGGCTAAGCGAAAAGCGGCAGCACCGACTAAACCTAGTTCGGGTAAGCCACAAGGTGTAACGGATTATCTAGATGATTCTGATGAAGCATTCGAAGAATGGTACAAGAAGCTTAATGATAATGCGTAATTTTAGAAGTAGTTATTAAGAGGAAATTAAAATATGACTATGCATGTATACGGTAATGGTACTACCACTGCGACTAGCGGTGCTAATACAGTTACTCATTTTTACGACCGTGCTGGTATTAAAGCAGCTAATGCGGTTAATATTTATCAACAATTGGCTTCTCGTAAAGATATGCCGAAGAACATGGGTAAGACTTTCAAGATCTCTAAGTTCTTGAAGATGTACGATCGTGAACAGTTCGATACTAACGGTGCTATTACTGCAGACTTCGCTAAGTATGGTTATTTGACTTCACGTAGCTTTGATGCTGTTAATAGTGCTTTGAATGATGCTGCTTTGGCAGAAGGTTCAGGTGCAGATAACCAACGTTTCTTGAAAAAGATTACTGTTGAGACTTCATTCGCTCGTTACGGTGAGATGATCGAATATACTGACGAAGTAGATTTGTTCTCAGAAGATATTATTCAGACTCGTTACCGCGAAGAGTTAGGTGATCTAGCTAACCAACGTTTCGAAGATTTGATTCAACGTGATATGTTAGCTACTGGTACAGTAATGTATTCAGGTGTTGCTACTTCTATGGCTACAGTAGGTGGTACTGCAGTTGCTGATGGTTCTACCGATGGTTTATCTACTATTAGTTATGATTTAATTCGTGCTGCTGGTCGTAAATTGGTACGTAACCGTGCTAAGAAAAACACTACTATGATCTCTGGTTCTACTAAGATCGAGACTACTCCAGTTGCTAAAGCATACTACGCTATTATCGGTGCAGATGTAAAAGCGGATTTGGAAATGTTGACTCGTGGTTCTAACTATGAGAAAGAGTTTGTGTTCGTTCCAGTTCACAAGTATGCCGATGCAGGTTCTATTGCAGAAGGTGAGATCGGTGCTATGCACGAGACTCGTTTCATTGAAGCGGAGTCAGCAGTAGTTTACCGTCAAGCAGGTGCAGATGTTCCAGCTGGTTACGTAGGTAATCTACAGTACACTGGTACTATCGGTTCAGGTGCTAAGTTTGACGTGTTCCCAATCCTTTTCCCGACTGAAGGTTCATTCGCTACTGTTGGTTTGAAAGGTGTTGGTAAAATTACGTTCAACTCTAAGGCTCCTTCAGATGTATCTATTGTTAACCCATACGGTACTAAAGGTTTCTTCTCGTATAACTTCCATTATGCGGGTTTGATTCTTGAAGAAGAAAAATTACTTAAAGTTTTAGTTGCTGCTGGCAAGTAATCTTTAGGTAGGTAAAAGATGTGGGGTCTCTATTGCAGAGGCCCTATATTTTATGTATAATGAACAAGTAATAAATTTTTTATAACTAAAGAACCGAAAAGGAATTAGTAAGATGGCAAAATCATTAGTAAGCTTAAAGAAAGAAGCTACAGAATTAGGTCTAACATTTGAAGATGATGTTAAGGCTGCAGAATTAGAAAAGCAGATTGATGCGTACTACGCAAGTCAGGAAACATCAGGTGCAGAATTAATGGAGACAGTTGCTAAAGTAGAAGCTACTAAGGCGGAAACTCCAGAAGTTAAGATGAAGGGTATTGGTGCTCTTGCTAAAAAAGCAGAAGAAGAAGCTCGCAAGACACGAATCGTTAAGGTGTTTGATAATGATAGTAGGGTTAATAATGTAACTACGGTTGCAGTAGCTAATTGTACTAATCAGTATTTTGATCTAGGTACTGTTTATATTCCTTTGAATGAAGCGGTAGAAGTAATGGTAGGTCATATTAATACGCTCAAGGAAGTGATGATTCCTCATCATTCTCAGGGTGCTGGTGGTATGACTAAGACTACAATGCGACATCGTTATACGATTTCTTATGAAGATGTTTAAGTAGTTATATAGAGTGCCTCGGAAGGGGTACTCGCTTATAACTATTAGAGGTACATATGGCAACAGATAAGTTCACAATTATTAAAGGTGTAGATAATGAGTACACTTTTACAGTAAAAGCTAATAATAGTTTATTACCTATGCCTATTGCTACAGGTACTAATACAGTAGTAGCTACTACTATTACAGAGTATCCAGCGGCAGATTACATTCCCCCAGTTACAGGTACAGATGCTCAGTTATGGAAAACTAGGGTCTATACAGATGTAACTAGTCTTTATAATAAACCTGCCTATTTTGGTGCTACAGTATTACCGTTAGATACGGAATATTCTTCAACTATTACTATTGATTTAAATTTAAATACCTATAGAGGAGTAGTTAGGAATGATACCGCAGGTGCTAGTAGTTATGGGGTTAAGCTAGATGGTATCGTATACGACATTACAGCTACAACTACTACAGTTGCGCCTATTACTACTACGTATAGTTGGGGTGCTGCACGAACTTTACGAGTTACGGTGGATGGGGTTACTACTACAGGCGTTACTATAGATCTAGATAGTAGTGATGATGAGTTATTAACAGCGGTTAAAAATCAGCTATCTTTAGGTAGTAACTACTTAGTTAATATTCACGATAGTAAAATTTACATTAGCAAAAAAACTAGTGCAGGTGGTGTATTAAGCGTTACAGGATCTAATGAGTTAGCTATTAGTAAAGCAGTATACCCAGGGGTACTAGGTATTCACTTTATTACAGCGAATCATTTATGGGTTAATGGTAGTGTTACAAGAGAATGGAACGGAACTAGTTGGGTAGTACCGGTAGTTAGTGTAGTGGTTAACGGTACTACTAGATCAGTTAATTTCGATTACACAGCTCATAGTAATAAGAATACGTTATTACAGGCTCTTAGAACACAGATAGCTACGGATATTAGTTTAGTACTAGTAGTAGAAGATGATTACATCGAGATTAGTAGAAGCTCAGACTTTACAGTAGTAGAAGGACAGTATACCAGATCTAGGGTTACTCAAGTAGGTATTGCAGCAGTTAGCGGTAACTCAGGTGGTTATAGGATTAGGAACAGTTCACATACAGTAGATATTAGTGTGTTGAACCAGATAGCTATTCCAGTTAATACGGTTACGTTAACTAGTAGTGCAGGTACCGTGGTAGCTTCGGTTAGTAGAGTTAATGGAGTATTCCCAACAACTACTACGGTTACGGGATTAGATACAGGTAGTTATCATTCTTTACCGCCTCAAGTAGTTATTACGTGCAGTTATCAGTATAGTAGTACAGATACATTTACGTTTACGTTAAGAGCTTTGACGGATTTAAACACGGTAGTAGATTCATGGACGTTAGGTTCAGGAGTTAGCGTAGTAGATTCAGTTAACGGTAGGATCAAATTAGTTATTGCAGCAGCGGAGACTACTAGTTTAGTTTCGTTAAAGGGTGCTGCAGAACATGGTTATTATTTAAGGCCGGTATACGAGTTACGGTTAGAAGCAGATACTCAGTATAATGGTAATTTCGTAGCAGTAGTAGGGAAGGTTTATGTCCGTTAGTATTGACGAAAATAATGTAGTAGTTACGGTTTCTCAGGATATTAAAACCCAAAATTTAGACATTAATGGGTACCCGAATACGATTACGGTTAAGAGTAACGAGTATACAATAGTAGGGGATGGATTATTCGCTACTACGAAAGAAGAAGTACCAGAATGGATGCAGTCGTTAGTTAATGATCTAGCTAGGTCAGCTACTACTGGTGCGTATAATGCTATGGTAGGATTTAACTACAATTTATATAATGCGTTAACAGCTTTACAGGTAGCAGAGAATAAATATCAGCAGGCTATTAATACTAGGATTACAGATCAAGAAGCTTTCGTACAAGCGGTAGATACTTTAAATAGTACAGTACAGAACTCAGAATCAGAGATAGTTAATATTAAACAGACGTACGCTACAAAGGATTTTGCAGTAGCTACGGCAGCAGAGACGTTAGAAGCTAGTATCAATGGCGGAGCTATCAAATCTAGTTTGGGCTCTTTAGCTAGTTCAATGACGAATCAGTACGGGACTATGGCTCAGAGAATGGATGTACTAGAGAGTACATTCGAAAATTTAGAGCTAGGAGTAGAAGGGTATGCAAATGCTACAAATACGCTAGAGACCTACGTAGGAGTTACGGAAGGAGTGCCAGATGGTACAGGGTTACTAGGTAGGGTAGATATTTTAGAGAAGCAGAATGATGGTGTTATAGAGACAGTTACAGGAGAGTATGACGTAATTCTTAATGCTCAAGATCCGGATACAGCTCAACTAGTCACTACTTCAGAGCCTTATGCTACATGGCTAGCTACAGATACAGCTAATGGTAATATTAATAGTAGACTTACTCATATTGGTGACGTGTACGTTAAGTATAGTACTAATTTAGATGGTACTAAAAACTATATCGCCAGTTATAAGTTTATTAGAACTATAGTAGATACTACAAGTCCTTATGCTACAGATAGTGAAGGATTTACTTGGGCATTGGTAATAGATCAGGCTGCTCAAGGTGCTTACGAACAGGCGTTAAATGCTTACGATTTAGCAGATAATAAGAGAAGGGTGTTTGTATCTACTCCAGTTCCTCCGTACGATGTAGGGGATTTATGGAGCGTTCAAGCAGGTGCTACGATTATTGGTAGTACTCAAGGTGGTAGGGTAATTCAAGCAGGAGATTTACTTCGTTGCGCAGAAACTAAGTTAATGGTAGGTGCATACGAACATAATGATTGGGTACCAGCAGATAGCTACAGGGAAGGTATTAATGCGGTAGCTTCAGAATTAGATGGGTTTATCAATACTACCTACTCGGGATTTGTTAGTGATATTCAAGGGCAAGTAGATGGTAAGGCGGAAAGTTACTATCAGGAAACTGCCCCTCATCTAGAAGGTACGAATACCGAGTATGCTAAGTGGGTAGGAGATTTATGGAAAGTACCAAGTAATAATAATGAGTATATTTATTCGTTAGTAGGTACAGAATATAAGTGGGTTAAGACAGATGTACCGGATATAGTTTACGACACGATAGATACTAAGAAGAGTATCTATACAGGTAATACAGTACCAGTAGATAGTGGTGTAGACATAGTTCAGGTTAACGATACGTGGATTACAGGGGATACTCCGGTTAGTCCGTACAAGGCGAAAACGTTATATATCTATAATGGTAGTGGTTGGGTAGAACCTTTACGTTATACGGATGATACAGCGGTTACTACACTAGCTACAGGGTTAGCTAATGGTACAGTAGAAGTAGATCTAGGTAATGCATACATAGATGGAGTGCTATTAGAGACTCATTTACAGCAGGAGCTAGATAATCTAGTAGCGGTATATAGTGGTACAGATCATACTACCCAAGTAGGTATGGAAGATGGTGATATTTACATCGAGAGTACTACAGAAACTAGTGCTAGTGGAGTTACAGTGGATGTAGTTAATACTTACAAGTACAACGGAACTAGTTGGGTACAGATTAATAGTAATGATAATCTTACTGCGTTAGCTGATCTAGCGGATGGTAAGAGAAGTATATTTAGTGGTAACACAATACCAGTAGGTGCACTAGATAGAGATATATGGATTCCTTCAGCAGATAGTGGTAGCTATAAGCAAGGTGAAGTGTACCAATACCTAGGTACTAACTGGGTACTGACTACAAGGTACTCAAAACTGGTTTCAGATATTCTAGATGGGACTACAGCTATCGGTTCTGCTAAAATTGGTGATCAAACTTTAGCAGAGTATATTGCAGATCCCACAAAGACCGGTACTGATAAAATGGTTAATGTTTACAGTGGGGATGAGACAGAAAAACCTACTTTAGGTACTGGTGATGCGGGAGATTTATATGTAGAAACAAAGTCTACTACTCCATTTACTGTTACTACTTATAGGTGGAATGGTACTGCTTGGGTAGAAATAGAAGGTGATAGTAATGTTACTAAACTAAAGGATTTAACAGACGGTAAACGTACAATATTTACTACAGTAAATGTACCTGCTGATACAGATGCAGCGGGTGGGTTAAGTGTACAACCGGGAGACTTATGGATACCACCAGCCACAGTAGGTAATTATCGTGGTAACGAGATTTATATTTGTACAAGTACTAACCCTATATTATTTTCAGTAGCTACGGATTACTACTATTTAATTGACAATGTAAAACAACAAATAGATGGTAAAGTAGACACCTACTATCAAGCTACGGTTCCTTATAGTGATCAGGAGGATGTAGCTAGAGATGTCAGAGCAGGGGATTATTGGTACTGTACAAACACAGCAGGTGTCTACACAAAAGGGTTGGTGTACAAGTACGTAGAAGCTGCTAATGGTAGCAACTATGACTATACGTGGACAGAGACTGCGGATGTAACCAAGAGCGTGTTCGATTTGGCAGACGGTAAAGCTACAGTGTTCAGTAATGCGGGGACAGATGTACCAGAAGGTGAGGCGAATGATCTATGGGTTCCTTCGACCAGCTCTACAGACGGTATTACGTATGTAGCTAAAGAGTTGTACAAACACAACGGTACTGACTGGGTATTGGCTACAAAGTATACAGATGACACTGCGGTAACTTACATACTGAATGGCACTACAAAGCTTAATCCGAACGTAGTTAGTATAGGTGATAAGACTATAGCAGAGTATGTAACAGGCGAGGTAGATGCACAAGTAGTTGTGTATAGTGGTACAAATCATATTGAACAAACTACAGCTAAACTAAATGATCTCTATATTGAGAGTACTACAGTGGCTGGTAGTAGTAGTGGCGTTACAGTAGATGTGACTAATACTTATAGGCATGACGGAACTACTTGGGTACAGATCAATAGTAATGATAACCTTACAGCGTTCGCGGATTTAGTAGACGGTAAGAGGACTGTATTCAGCGGTGGTACAGAGCCTGTAGCTGCAGAAGATGGAGATCTATGGATTCCTAGTGCGAACGTTAACGAGACAGTAGTTGGTGGTGTTACAGTAGCAGACTTTTATAAAGGTGAAATATACCAATACGAAGTAGATACATGGAAGGCTACCACTAGGTACAGCGAAGATTTACAAGGGTTTGTAAACAACACGTACACCCCAAAGGTGACTACTTTACAAGAGCAGGTAGACGGTAAAGTAGAAAGTTGGTATACAGTAGCTACAAGTGATCCGAAAGTAGGTTGGACTACTCAAGGGGTTAGAGACCTACATGATGGTGATCTATGGTACCAGACAGATACAAAGACTAGTTACTACTACGATGCTACTACTCATAGTTGGTTAGTGTTAGAAGATGCTACGGCGATTCAGGCACTACAAGCAG